TGCTCAGTAACCTAACACCTGTCATCTCCCGGGATCTCACGATCCCGGTAGGCGGATGTTCGTCCGCGAACATGCGCCGAAAAGGCGGGGGGAAAGTAGTAGCCTCGCTCCTCACGAGCGAGCCTGTCCCACTCGAGAACCTGAGCGATTCTCGTGTGAGTGGACAAGCTTCCGTGCACAGAGCACAGACGTGGCCACTTAAGCTTTCCCACCTTGATATCTTCTGGTCGAACCTTGCGAAATGTCCCCTTACCGTTAAGATAAACGAGATTAACGCCTATACTCACATAGGCGCTAAACGCTCGGTAAGGTACGAAACCATCACCAAACTGTGGTTCTACAACCTCGAGCGTGAGTGCTCTAGATCGCAGTTTGGTGGACAGCTCCTTAAACAACTTCCTGTTGGAAGGAGTTGCTGGCAGTTGCAAAGTTCGAATGTACTTGGTTGGGTCATGGGGCTCGGTATGCAAGTCCCCATTCTGGCACAGATACAACTCCCACAGAGAATCCCTACACCACTTAGGCACCCGAAGGCGCCCCTTACAAGGGTGTCCAAGGCCGCCAAGAGCGGCAGGGAGTTCTGCGGGCCTGTGCTTCTTCATTGCAATCTTCCGTTGCGTGCGGTAGATTGTCTTTGCACAACGTGCAAGTCGATTGAACGAAGAAGGATCAACAGAATGTTGACTCATGACCCCATTACCATTCCTCACGAACTCTTTAAGGGACGCGGGTCTGAAAGACTCGAGACCACTACGCTGCTTGTCCAGCAGCGCGTATGCTTCGCAGAACACGAAGCCAATACGGGATCTATAAGACTTTCCCTTATGGAGTTCGCTCCCTACGTCTGCAGCCCTTGCAGCGTAGAGAGATACATTATCAGGATGAGTGAGAGCGGCAAGATCATCTCCGCAGATGATTCTGCGCGGGCCAAGATTCTCACTCATCCAGTGGTTGAGCAGACTAAGAATAGAGAAAGAACAAGGAGTTCCCATAAGGGAACCTCTATTCTTAGCAACCTCCACTCTGCCATCCACTACCTGATAATGTTTTCGGCAATACACCTGTTCTTCTGGGCTCAACATGCTGAGTTCATAGGACACGAAATGTGCTTTAGAGCCAATTCCGAGAGATTCTCGGAGTCCGTCACACAGAAATGCGGGAAGTCCTGCACTCTGTATGCCGTCAACCACGGCCTCTATAGCATCGTGTCCGAACCCATCAGTTGCTCTAGTCAAATCTGCGGAAACGAAGATATGACTAGAACCCAGACCGCCACTCAGTCTTCGAAGGATACTATCTTCCGTATGCGGAGCATACGGAAGGATCTGAGGTATCCTAGACAGCAGGGCGGGCCAAAGGACCTGTCTTACAAGGTCACCTTTGGCAAACAGATGTGCCGGCGGAACGGTAATGATCCGTGCCTTCATCCCGAGCTCAGTGATGGCTGTGGCTCTATGAACCACTCTCTGACCTACAGAGGCAGACAAGAGATGCATTGTTGCGTACAATGCGTCTACCTCTGCAATCTTCTCGGCCGGAGAGAGGAACTTGGAACCACCATCACTGCCCAGTCTACGCTCGAGTATACGACCGAGTGTGGTGGGTTCGGACAACGCAAAGGCCTCACTGGCGCTCTCTCCACTCTCTGGACAGAACGACAGTTTGCCGATGTAGCCGTTGTACCCACCACCATCTCGACCGCACTCGACCGTAGCGGCAGACGAAGAAGGCATGGACAACCATGTACTTTGTTGGAACGCACCGCGCAGCAGTGTGGAGACATGACGCTTGATGTCGTGGAGAACAAATCCACGTGTCACATGTCTACTGCGCAGCGTACGCAAGTGCTGAGTATACGATTCTATAACTACCGACTTAGGTGCGCATGGAAGTGCGCGCGCAAGCCTACTGAAGGCAAGCTTGCCCTTTACAGTAAGTCGGCCATCAAGCCAGTTATAGAGTCGTCTTGGGAAGTGATTACATGGTGGCAATCTTCTTCTCTTCTGCTCAAGAGCAGAAGCACGAAGAAGATGGCAAATCTCCTTCAGAGATTTACCGGTTTCGAGCCATCCGTTGCGAGCAGCGGACCTCGTAACCCACCTCCTGATCTCCCAAGATCCAGCACGTGTTCCAACACCAGAAGATATCAAGGAGCACCAGACAGCTTTCCAAAGCTGTCTGGTGCCCGCACCAGTTCGACGACTGGGGACACCACGACGAGACCTGCGTTCCCCGGCTACTTTCGTAGTCGGTTCACGAGCGCTCTCGTAGCTTGGACCCTTAACCGTCACAAACGGGTAAGACGCTAGCCTTACTCGCATGATCCTATCAAGG